TGGCGTTCGCTGTGCGTACAGAACCCGGAACCCCGGATCCCCAGCCCTGACGACCCGCACGGGACGCCCAGGGTCCACCCGCACGGGAGGAACCCATGAAGCCCGGACCTGACCAGAAGGCCAACAAGATCGGCCGCACCCCGAACGCTGCGTGGACCGATGTCGAGAACGTGCCCTACGCCGGGCGGACGCTCGAGCTCCCCGCCACGCTGCTGGGGAATCCTCCGCTGCCGCAGGTGGTGGCGTGGTGGGAGGTCATCACGACCATGCCGCACTGCAAGCTGTGGTCGGCGTCGGACTGGCTGTACGCGTTGGACACGGCGATTCAGAAGCAGGAGGTCTACGCCGGGGCGGCACCGGTGACGTTGTGGGCTGAGGTGCGCCGGCGTGAGGACCAGATGGGCACGACGGTGGAGGCGCGCCGCAAGCTCGGGATCCGCTACGTCGACCCGCCGGCCGAGTCGTCACCGGTCCAGTCGGGTGGCGTGTCGTCGTTGACCGATCGTCGGTCTCGTCTTGCCTCATGAGGTAGTCCGGGCCAAGGTCCACGACCGGAACCGGTCGCTCGGCTGGCTGGGCCTGGCGTGGATGGAGCACTTCTGCATCCATGGGCCTGGCGACGTCCAGGGCGAGCCGGTGGTTCACGGCGACGAGTCCACGGCGTTCGTCGTCGACTGCTACGGGCTCGATGCGCTCGGCCGGTTGTTGTACGACTCGGCGTTCCTGTCCCGGCCGAAGGGTGCCGACAAGTCGGGGCTGGGTGCCCGGTTCGCTATGTTCGAGGCGCTCGGCCCGTGCCGGTTCGACGGGTGGGCACAGGGCGGCGAGGTCTACGAGGACCCGTGGGGTCTCGGGTTCCGGTACGAGTATCAGCCGGGCGAACCGCTGGGTCGGCCTGTCACGTCGCCGTATGTGCGGATCATGGCGACCGAGGAAGGCCAGACCGGCAACGTCTACGACGCCATCCACGTCAACCTGACCACTGGCCCCCTGGCCGATGTCCCTGGTTTGAACGTCGGCCTGACCCGAACCCTGCTGCCCGGCGGCGGGGAGATCACCCCGTCGACTGCGTCGGGTGCGTCGAAGGACGGCGGCAAAGAGACGTTCGTCGTGTTCGACGAGACCCACCTGTACAACACGCCGGAGCTGCGGCGCATGTACAAGACCGTCACTCGGAATCTCCGCAAGCGCAAGAAGATCGCCGGCACTTGGTACCTCGAGACGACGACGATGTTCGCCCCCGGCGAGGACTCCATCGCCGAAGCCACCTATTCGCTGTCGAAGGCGATCAGGGAGGGCAAGACGCGCCGTGAGCGGCTGCTGTTCGACCACCGCTACGGCGAATGCGAGGACCTGTCAGCCGAGGACACTCTGCGGGCGGCGATCCTTGAAGCGTTCGGTGAGGCGATCGACTGGAACGACATCGACGCCATCGTCGACGAGTTCTACGACCCTCGGGCCGACACCACGGACTCCCGCCGATACTTCCTCAACGCCCCGACTTCCACCGAGGACGCCTGGCTGGCTGAGCATGAGGTCGCTGCGGTGGTCGACGCCGAGAAGGTCGTCGCGGACCGGGACGTGATCGTGGTCGGCTTCGACGGCTCGAGGAAGCGCACACATTCTGTCACTGACGCCACTGCCCTCATCGGCTGCAGGGTGGCCGATGGGCACCTGTTCGAGATCCGAGTGTGGGAGCAACCGACCGGGCCGGCCGGCGAAGGCTGGGCGATCCCGGTGCTCGAGGTCGAAGCCGAGCTCGCCGAGACGTTCCGCAAGTTCACGGTGGTCGGCCTGTTCGCTGACCCGGCCCGTTGGGAATCCCATCTGGCCGGATGGGAAGCCAAGTACGGGCACCGGCTCAAGGTGAAGTGCTCACGGGACCATCCGATGCACTTCCCGTCGAACCAGCCCACCCCGGTCGTCCGGGCCGTGGAGCAACTGCACACGGCGATCGTCCAACACGAATGCACGGTCGACGGGTCGTCTGCGTTTGTCCGCCACCTGCTCAACGCCCGCCGTCGGGCCAAGCGCGCCGGGATCATCTTGGCGAAGGAGCACCCGGAGTCCGCCCGCAAGATCGACGCCGCCTACGCCGCCGTCCTGGCATGGCAGGCCCGTCTCGCTGCGGTGGCCGCCGGTATCGGCACGCAACCCACGGGGGTGGTGCGCCGGATTCGTTGACCGTAGGAGGTGCTGCTTTGCCGATCGACACCTCCATCGCCACGTCCGAGGGCTGGTGGCTCAAGTCCCAGCTCGAAGCCCTGCAGCAACGTCAGGACCGGCTCAACAAGCTCGACCGGTACTACCGCGGTGACCCCGACCTGCCGTGGGGCCCCGACGGTTGCAAGGCCGCGTTCCAGCGGATGGCACGCAAGGCCCGGGCCAACTGGGCGACGCTGATCGTCGAGGCCGTCAGGGAACGCCAGAAGCTTGTCGGGTTCCGGACCGGTGCCGCCGATGATGACCTGGGCGACAAGGAAGCCGACCGGATCTGGCGGGCCAACAACATGCCGGCCATGTCGAAGCAGGTCCACCGGGCCAAAGGGTCGATGGGTGACGCTTACACGATCGTGGGCGACATGGACGCCACTATCGGGGCGCCGCTCATCACCGCCGAGGACCCCCGGCAAGTCATCACCACTCAGGACCCCCGGGACCGCCGGCGCACCTTGTCGGCGCTCAAGGTGTTCGCCGACGACATTGCCCAAGCTGACCGGGCGTACCTGTACCTCCCTGGCACCGGCAACTCGACGCGGGTCCTCACCGCCCAACGGCGTCGCACCGCATCGGACGCGGCGGTTGACTTCGGGATCGGCGGCTGGGACTGGGGCACCGAACAGACGATCGCCGGGCCCATCCCGGTCATCCACTTCCCGAACCGGGCCGACCTGTACGGCCGCTCCATGGGCGAGTTCGAGGACGTCATCGACGACATCGACCGCATCAACCTCATGCTCCTGCAGCGTCTCGTCGTCGCTGTCATGCAGGCGTTCCGCCAGCGCGCCGTGAAGGGGGACCTGCCGGAACGGGACTCCGATGGCGAACTGATCGACTACGCCGACATCTTCCGGGCCGATCCGGGCGCCCTGTGGCAGCTTCCCGCCGGTGTCGACCTGTGGGAGTCGGCCGGTGTCGACCTGACCCCGATCCTCGAGTCCGTGAAGGCCGACGTCCGCGACCTGGCGGCGACGACCCGGACCCCGATGTTCTACCTGTTCCCCGACGCTGCGAACGGTTCCGCTGAGGGGGCGTCGCTGATGCGTGAGGGGCTGGTGTTCAAGACGAACGACCGCAACGACGAGGCGTCGGATCCGTGGGAGCGGACCATGGCGCTTGCGTTTCTGCGGATGAACGACGGCGCACGTGCGGACCGGTCGAAGGTGCAGGCGATCTGGCAGTCGCCGGAGCAGTTCTCGCTTTCGGAGCGGTACGACGCAGCCGTGAAGGCCAAGGCGGCCGATGTGCCGTGGCGGACGATCATGACCGACGTCCTGCAGTTCCCGCCGCTGCAGGTCGACCAGATGGAAGCCCAGCGCCAACAGGACTCGTTCCTGGCCGAGCCTGCGGCTCCGGTGGTGACCGGTGTCAGTCCAGGCGGCTGAGCGGTACCAGGACCGCCTCGAATCCCTCGCCGACGCCGCGGGCAAGCGCCTCGCCCGACTCTGGGCATGGATCCTCGAACAACCCGACCCCGAAACCGAATGGGAACGGATCGCCCGTCCGCTCCTGACCGGCGCAGCACAGCAGGCTGTCGGCGTCTCGCAAGCCTTCGCCCTCACGGCCCACCGCCCGCTCGCCACCGGCACCGCCTCGAAGCTGATCGTTCCCGAAGCCGCCACCCATGTGGCGGACCCTTGGCTCATCGTCTCGGCCCGTCTCGGCGATGGCGCCGACTTCACAGAAGCCCATCGGATCGCAGGGGAGTCGATCGACTCGCTCGCATCCGACACCGTCATGGGGTCCGGCAGGGACGCCCTTGCCGACCAGATGCCCACGCTCACCGAGTGGAAGCGCCGCCTCAACGGCGGTGCATGCAAGTGGTGCCTGAGCCTCTCTGACGTCACCTGGTACGCCGCCCATGAGGCCACCTTCGGCCACAGCCGGTGCCGGTGCGTAGCCGTCCCCGTCGACGACCTCGGCGACCACAACGAGAAGATGCGTCAGGCCGCCGGCTGGGACAAGCAGGCGCAACAGCAGTACCGCAAGCGCGACCAGATCAAGCGGTTGCGTGAGTCCGAGGCGAACGCCATGGAGCGCAGCCGCCGGGCGCGCCTCGACCAGAAGAACGAACCGGACCCAGCACGCAGCGAGCGCCTTTCGCAACGCGAGCAGGACTGGGAGACCCGGGCCGAACGCGCCGCCGAGAAGCGCCGGATCCTCGAAACCGGATCCCACCGCCTCGCTGCGTAGCAGTTCCCCGCCCCGCACGGGGCACCACCAATCTTGAGGACGTCGGGGGGTGCACGGGGAAGCCCCCCTGACCAGCAGCGGCTTGGGCGCCGCTAGCCGGTCCTTCCCGGCGTCCTCGGGTTCTTCCAAGCCCTGAGAACGCGGGCGCTGTCGCCCTCCTTCCCGTGCAGGAGTCGGGCGCCGCCCGCGTTCTCAGCACCTCTCTACCGCCCGGCGCGAGGCCGGACGGGATCACCAAGGAGGGCGCGATGCCCGACACCCCTGCAAATGACGGTGCGACCGAGGGCGCGACGCCCGACGACACCACCACCCCACCCAACGCCGAAGCCGCTGATCCGGCAGAGATCGGCGACGCCGCCAAGAAGGCACTGGCCGAGGAACGGAAGGCCCGGCGCGAAGCCGAGCGCAAGTTCAAGGACCAGGCCTCCGAGCTGGAGTCGCTGCGTCTCGCCGCGATGACCGAACAGGAACAGGCCGTGGCGAAGGCAGCAGCGGACGCCCGGACCGAGACCCTGCGCGAAGTCGGCGCCTCCCGAGTGGACGATGCCGTCCGTGTCGCCCTCGCCGGTCGCTCCGTGGACGTCGACGCCCTGCTCGAAGGCATGGACCGCGGCCGGTTTCTCGATGACGAGGGCCAACCGGACCGTGACGGCATCCAGGCGTGGGTGGACCGCATCGCACCAGCCCAGGAACCGGCTGCTCCGCAGCCGGTCGACCTCGGCCAGGGGACCCGCACCCCGACCCCCGTAGGCAGCCAGACCCCACTCGGGTCAGACCCGCTGCTCCAGGGAGTCAAGGCCGCGCTCGGAATCCACTGAGCGCCCTCCCCATCTAGGAGAACCCAACCATGGCGATCACCGCCCCCACCATGCTCAGCGACTTCTCCGGGTTCCTGACCCCGGAGATGTCGGCCCCCATCTTCAACCAGGCACGCGCCTCGTCGGTCGTGCAGCAGCTCGCCCGCCAGGTGTCGCTCGGCGCCAATGGCGTCGCCATCCCCGTGACCACCGGCAAGCCCGTTGCCGGGTGGGTCGATGAAGGCGCCCAGAAGCCGGCCAGCTCCGGCTCCCGCACCCTCAAGACCATCTCCCCGAAGAAGTTGGCCGCCATCGTGGTCAACTCCGAGGAGGTCGTCCGGGCCAACCCCGGCGGCTACATCACCGACCTGCGCGACGACATCGCCGAGGCGTTCGGTCTGGCCTTCGATGCCGCCGCACTCCATGACAAGCTCGCCGACGGCACCGGCACCGGCCCGTTCTCGACCTACATCGACCAGGCCACCAAGGTCGTCGAGGTCGGGTCGCACACCACGGCCACCGGCGGCATCTACGCCGACCTCAACCAGGCGCTCTCGGAACTGGTCAATGACCGCGACGCCAACGGTCGCGGCAAGCGGCTCACCGGCTACGCACTCGACTCGGTGTTCGAGCCGCTGATGAACGCCCAGACCGACACCAGCGGCCGACCGCTGTTCGTCGACACCCCCCCGGCCACCGAGACCGCTGGCCCGATCCGCGCCGGTCGCCTGCTCGGCCGCTCGGCCTTCATCGGCGACGGCGTCGGCACCGTCAACGCCACCACCGTCATCGGCTACGCCGGCGACTGGACCCAGGCCGCCTGGGGCGTCGTCGGTGGCATCAGCTACTCCGTGTCGAACCAGGCCACCGTCACCATCGACGGCGAGCTGGTCTCCCTCTGGGAGAACAACCTGGTGGCGATCCGCGCTGAGGCTGAGTACGGGTTCCTCGTCAACGACGCCGACTCGTTCGTGAAGTTCACGAACCTGATCCCGACCGCGTCGGCCTGACCCCGATGACCGCCGTTCGGACCTCCATGAAGGGGGCATCGTGACGATCCTGAACAGTCTCGCCGCGACCTCTGATCTGGAGGTCCGAACCGGTCAGACCTTCGACTACGCCCAGGCCGAAGCGATCCTCGGCGACGTGTCGGCCCGGGTCCGCAACTACACCGGCTGCGACTTCGCACACCACACCGAGGTCTCCGTGACCGTGGACGTGTGCGGCGGCGTCGCGACCCTGCCGAACGGTCCGGTCCTGTCGATCACGTCCGTGACCGTCGACGGAACCGCGCTTGCGGTCGACGTCGACTACACGTGGGAGTCGGGCCGCAAGGTCTCCATCCCCGGCGTCTACGGCACAGCAGTGATCGTGCACGAGTGGGGCTACGAGGACCCGCCGGCCGACGTGGTCGCAGTGGTGTGTCAGATCGCCGGCCGCGCCCTTGGCACACCGTCGACCGACTCCGGAACCACCGGCGAGTCGCTCGGTTCCTACTCGTACACGCTCGGCGGGATCGCCGGCGCCGGCCCGCTCGGCATGTTGGCCGACGAGAAGGAGACCCTCGACTCCTACCGTCGGCACTCCGTCGCCAAGCGTCCAATCGTGTCGACCCCGTGGATCTCGTGAAGATCCTCGCCGCCGTCCCGCTCTACCCGCCCACGTCTCGCGTCGGGGCTTGGCTCGCCACTCACCGATGCCTCGCCTACCTCGCCTCCCTCGGCCACGACGTCGACGTCGTCCCGTACATGCACGGGATGCTGCGCTGGGACTACGACCTCGACGGCGTCCACGTCCGACCCGGTGCCGTGCTGCGCGACTGGCCCCGGCCTGACCTCGTCGTCTCCCATCTTGGCGACAACCACGAAGCCGCCAGCCTCGCCACCACGGACTGGGGTGTCCCGTCGGTGCGGTTCGTTCACGGATCCCACCCCGACAACCTGCCCAACCTGCAGGCGATCCCACCAGACCTGACCGTGTTCAACTCGGCCAGCCTCGCCGCCGAAACCGGTTGGGCCGGCCCGTCGATGGTCGTCCACCCTTCGGCCGACACCGGGACAGCGGTCCCTGGCGACCGGGTGACCCTCGTCAATCTGACCGAACAGAAGGGTGGGATCCTGTTCTGGCAGCTCGCCAAGTCGATGCCTGACGTGGCGTTCCTCGGTGTGCGCGGCGGCTACGGGCAGCAGGTCTCCAACAAGGCCAAGAACACCACCGTCATCGACATGACCGAAGACATGGCCCACGACGTCTACGCCAAGACCCGCGTCCTGCTGATGCCATCCGAACGGGAGACGTGGGGCATGGTCGGTGTCGAAGCGATGCGCTGCGGCATCCCGGTGATCGCCCACCCGACCCCCGGTCTGGTCGAGTCCCTCGGACCGGCCGGGATCTTCGTCGACCGCAACGACCTGCCCGGCTGGCAGCAGGCCATCCGGCGCCTCATGGTGAAGTCCGAATGGCGCCGGGCTTCTAACGCCGCGCTCGAGCGTGCCGTCCAGCTCGCCGAGGTCGACCACCTGCCCGAGTTCGCTGACCGAATCGAAGCCCTAGCGCCGGTGGCGGCATGAGGGTCGTCAACCTCGTCCCCCGTCGCGGTGACGGAGGCCGCCGTGACGACGTGTGGGCGTGGGTTCGGAACCGCTGGGAAACGCTGCACCCCGACATCGACGTCATCGAAGGGGCCGAAACGGGGACCGGGAAGTTCAACCGCTCCGCGGCCATCAACGACGCAGCCGACAAGGCCGGCGACTGGGACGCCGCAGTCATCTCCGATGCCGACTCGTTCGTCGGCCCCGACCAGATCCGCATGGCCGTCGCCAACGCCGTCACCGGCCCGTGCCGGTTCTGGCTCGCCTACGACTGCTTCAACTACCTGTCCCGCCACATGTCCGACCAGATCATGGCCGGGTTCGTCGGCTACTGGGGCGGCACCCCGAGCCAGCCTGGCATCGAGTGGACGATGGCCGGCACCTGCTCGTCGATGCTCGTCGTCACCCGCGAGCTGTGGGACACGATCGGCGGGTTCGACGCCGGGTTCGTCGGCTGGGGGTTCGAGGACATCGCGTTCTCGCACGCAGCCCAAACCTTCGGCAACGGCGTGGCCCGGGTCCCCGGCGCCGCATGGCACCTTCACCACCCGCCGTCGACAGAGAACAACCACCAGGACCCGGTGTGGATCGCCAACCGGGAACGGATGATGCGCTACCACGCCGTCTCCTACGACCAGGACGGGATGCGGGCCCTTCTCGACGAGCTCCGGGTGCCGGCGTGATCCCGGCCCGTCTGATCCGCACCGTCCCCGAACAGACCTCCGCTGAGGTCGAAGGCTTCTGGTCGAAGGCGTGCGACATGCACCTGCGCTGGGAGCACGTCACCTACCGGGAACCGATCGACCCCAAGTGGTTCCCGCTCACCGGACCATCGTGGGGGCTCTGCACGTCCGGTGCCCAGAAGGCCGGCCTGATCCGCCTCGAGATCCTGCTGTCCGGTGGCGGCATCTACCTCGACTCCGACGTCGAGCTGTACCGGCCACTCGACTCGCTGCTGGGCCTGCGCGGGTTCGCCGCATGGGAGGACCCGTCGACCGTGCCCGACGCCATCCTTGGCGCAGAACCCGACCACCCCGCCATCCGTGAATGCCTACGCCTCGCCCTCGAACGGCTCCGCACCGCCGATCGAGGCTGGCGGTTCGCTTGGGAAACCGGCCCCGGCGTCACCACTGCGGTCCTGCCTGACCGGACGGACTTCACGCTGCTGCCGCCCGGGTCGTTCTACCCGTACCACTACACCGAACGGGCCCGACGCCACGAGGACCACGCCGCAGCGAACCCGTGGGCGTTCGGCGCCCACCACTGGAACGCCTCATGGCTGCCCGAGGAAGCGAGGACGTGAAGGACGTCCTGCACGTCGGGTGCGGGACCTGGATCTTCCCGAACTGCGTCAACCTCGACCGGGTCGCCCTCCCCGGTGTCGACGTCGTGCACGACCTCGACGTGGAACCGTGGCCGTTCCCCGACGGCACGTTCCGTGAGGTGTCGGGGCTGCAGGTGTTCGAGCACGTCGCCGACCCGGTCCTGTTCGTGAACGAAGCCTGGCGGGTCCTGCAACCAGGCGGGCACCTGTTCCTCACCGTCCCACACTGGCGATCCGAGAACGCCTACACCGACCCGACCCACCGCCGGTTCTGCACCGAACGAACCTTCGACTACTGGATCACCGGAACCGACCTGCACGCCCAGATGGGCGACGCCTACGGGCCGGCCGTGTTCGCCACCGACAGCGTCGTCGACCACGTCGGCGACGACGTCCACGCCCGACTCGTGAAGCCGTGAACTTCACCTACCACGGCACCCGGCTCGCCGGAGTCGACCACCACTACAACACCACGATCAGCAACGAACGAGCGGTCGAACTGGCCGTAGCGTTCCACTGGCTGCAGGGCCGCACCGGCACCGGGCTCGAGGTCGGCAACGTGCTCGGCCACTACGGCACCATCGGCCACAGGGTCGTGGACCGCTACGAGAAGGCGCCACGAGTCGAAAACGTGTCGGTGTTCGACGTCACCGGTTCGTTCGACTGGATCGTCACCTTGTCGACGTTGGAGCACGTCGGCTGGGACGAACACCCCCAGGACCCCGGTGCCGCTGCCCGGGCCCTCCGTCATCTGCGTTCACTGCTCAACCCCGGCGGCGCCTTGTTGGTCACGGTCCCGCTCGGCTACCACCCGCCCTTCGACCAGTTCCTGCTCGGCGACCACGGCGCTGCCAGGGCGGCCACGTTGGTCCGCTCCGGGTCGTCGTGGCGTCAGACGAAGAACCTCACGTCGAAGCCCTACGGGGCGTCCACGCCGTGGGCTGAGGCCGTGTGGATCGGCGAATACGAGGAGGCATCGTGAACCCTTCCCGGCTCCTGCGCCTCACCGGCACCCTGGTCCACCTCGGCGACGAGGACGACCGCGACGAGTACAACAACATCATCCGGGCCGAGACCGAGGCCACGGTGGCGTGCTGGGTGGAGCAAACGCAACGCTCCGAGGACACCGTCGACACCGACCAGCAGGCCGAGACCTACCGGCTGTTCCTCCCCGCTGGCACCGTCGTCTCCGGTTCGGATCGGCTCACCGTCAACGGGTCCACCTACGAGCTGATCGGCCCGCCGTGGCCCGCCGTCAACCCGCGCACCACCGTCACCTCGCACATCGAAGCCACCGGCAGGAAGGTCGCATGAGCGCCCACGTCCGACACCGACCGCAGGGCATCGACGAACTGATGCAGCACCCGCCGGTCAAGGCGCTCGCCACGTTGGGCGCCAAGGAGATCGCCGAAGCGGCACCGAACTACATCAACAACCGGACCGGGGCCGCGGCCGAGTCGCTGCGGGTTCGCCGGGCCCAGACCCGCCCCAACGGTGACGTGGTTGCCACCGCCTACTCGGTGGATCCGTTCTTCCACCTGATCGAGTGGGGCTCCATCCACAACGCACCCCAGGCGCCGCTCCGCAAGGCAGCCGAGTCCACTGGTCTCCGCACCACGCTCACGCCGAAGGCCGGCGAATGACGGTCCACGTCCTACCCGACATCGAACGGCTCGTCATCGACTGGGCACTCAACACCGAGTCCATCACCGACCTGGTCGATGACCGGATCTACTCGGCCGTCCCCAACTCGCCGACGTTCCCGCTGATCCGAGTCGTCCGCTGGGGCGGTGTGCCGCCGCAGCAGCTCCACTGGCTCGACCAGGCATCCATGCAGATCGACGTCTGGGGTGACCGCAAGGCCGCCGCATCGAACGTGGCCCGCACGTTCGCCGCCTACATCGCCCAGGCCCTCGTCGGCTCCCATGAGCTCGGCGTGGTCACCGCCGTCAACTGCGGCGGTCCCCGGTGGGAGCCCGACGCGACCTACACGCCGGCGAAGCCTCGGTATGTGGTCGAGGCGTCGATCTGGTTTCACCCCAACGCCACCTAGATCCCACCCACCCACAACCCAACACCAACCCATCCGACCCGCCGTAGCCCGGCGGGTCGTTCGCGTCCAAGGAGAAGCCCTCATGGCACTCGATACCACCGAGGTGCGCTCGTTCCCGTTCGGTCACGTTTACGTGGCCGACGTCGGGACGGCGTTCCCCGCCCAGATCAGCAACACCGTCAACCTCGCGCTCGGCTGGAAGGAGCTCGGCCACCTGACCGAGGCCGGTCCCCGGTTCAGCTTCGGCAAGTCGCTGTCGCCGCAGGCGTCGTGGCAGTCCCGTGGCCGTCCGGTCCGCAACCTGCGCGGCGCCCAGCCGATCACGGTCTCGTTCGACCTGCTGCAGTGGAACCGCTACACGATCCCCTACGCCATCGGCGACTCCGGGACGTGGGCCGTGTCCGGCGATGACTACACGTACACGCCCGGTTCCGACGGCGACGTCGACGAGCGTGCCCTGATCGTCGAGGCCACCGACGGCGACTATAACTACCGGTACTGCTTCCGGCGTACCGAGAACCAGGCCGGCGTCGACTTCGCATGGACCGGCACCGCGCTGGCTCCGCTGCCCATCGTGGCGTCGGTGCTCGAGGCGACCGGGGGGGCCACTCCGTACATCATCCAGACGGACGACCCCAACATCGACGCCGGGGCGGCGAGCGCCTGATGGCTGCGCAGTACGACCTCACGTTCGAGAAGGGCAAGGCGAAGCGGGTCACCGTCAAGATGGTCCACCAGGTGCGCGCCGAGCGCGCCGTGTCGGGCCACAAGACCCCGCCCGGACCCAACGAGTCCGTCGCCATGTGGCTGTGGTTCGCCTACACCGGCAAGCCCGTCCTGGTCGTGGACGAGTTCAACGCCTTCCTCGACGACCTCGTCGACTGGGACAAGGTCGACAAGGAGGCGAAGGCCGACCCCCCGGCCCCCACGCCCAGCGACTAGCCGGGCTGGCCGTTGCCCTGGGCATCGACCCGTTGCGCCTCGAACAGATCGACGAGGTCGACGGGTCGATGCTCACCGCTTTGGAGGAAGCCCACTCGAAGGAGTGGACGACCCTCCACGAACTGCTGCGGGTCCTGATCTACGAGGTCAACCTGCTGCGCCTGTCGTTCTTGGCCGCCAACGGCGTCGCCAAGCACGACCTGCCGGCGCCGCTGGTGATCCCGTCACCGAAGGACCCGCCTCCGAAACGTCTGTCGCTCCGTGAAACGGCGCGGCAGGCGATCGCTGCCCTGAGGAGGTGAACGCATGGCGAAGGTCGGTACCGCCGAGTACGACGTAGAGATCTCCCGGGCCAAGGTCCAGGCCGAGGTCGACCGGGCCTCGAAGCAGATCGAGGACGGGTTCGACAAGTCGTCGAAGAAGGTCTCCGCGGGCCTGTCGGAGACCACGAAGGCGATGGCGGCCGGCTTCGCCGCGTTCGCTGGGGCGAAGGTCATCGGTGATTCGGTCAAGGCTGCGTCGGATCTGGCCGAGTCCCAGTCCAAGGTCGGTGTCGTCTTCGGCGAGTCGTCCGCGGCTGTGGAGGCGTTCGCCGAGTCGAGCGCGACCGCGTTCGGGCAGTCCAAGGCACAGGCTTTGGAGGCGACCGGAACGTTCGGGAACCTGTTCCGTTCGATCGGGTTGACCGAGGAGCAGTCGGCCAGCTTCTCGACGACCCTGACCGGGCTCGCGTCCGACCTGGCGTCGTTCAACAACACGAGCGTGGATGACGCGCTCAACGCCCTGCGTTCCGGGTTGGTCGGCGAGACCGAGCCGCTGAAGGCGTTCGGCGTCAACATGAACGAGGCGACGCTCAAGGCCAAGGCGCTCGAGCTCGGCCTGTCGGACGGGAAGGGCGTGCTCGACGCGAACGCGAAGGCTCAGGCCGCGTACGCGTTGATCATGGAGCAGACCACCCTGGCCCAGGGTGACTTCGCTCGGACCTCCGATGGGCTGGCCAACCAGCAGCGGATCCTCAACGCCGAGTGGCAGGACTCGAAGGCCAAGCTCGGCGCCGCGCTGATCCCGGCGGCCAAGACGGCCACGTCGGTCCTGGGCGACCTGCTCGGTGTGGTGTCGGACATGCCGCCCGAGTTGCAGGCGGCAGCGATTGGCGCGGTCGGGTTGGCCCTGGCGGGCCCGAAGATCGCTCAGGCGTGGAACGCGGTCGCGGGGTCGCTTGGCAACGCCCAGTCGGCCCTCACCTCGACGGTGTCGCAGGTCGGCTACCTCAAGTCGGCGGGCGTCGCCCTGCTGGCCGGCGTGGCCGCGTACAACGCGACCTACAAGGCGATCGAGCAGCTCACCTCGTCCAAGGTAGACGTGCAGGACCTGGCCGATGCCGTCCGGTTCTTGGGGGAGTCCGGCGAGGGCCTCGGCGATGTGGTCGACCAGTTCGGTGGGGCCGAGGATCTCGCCGCGAAGGTCAAGCTGCTGTCGGACGCCCTCACGGACGCCGACCACAACACCAAGCGGGCCGGGAACGCACTGGTGGACCTCGCTCGGGCCGGAGCCGCCGGAGTCGATGGCCTGGACGCCGCGAAGGAAGCGTGGGGACAGTTCTTCTCCGACGTGCTCGACGCCGACGCCCACAAGGCCCAGGACGAGATCGGCCAACTCGACGCCATCCTGGCAGCCCTGGCCAAGCAGGACCCGAGTGCAGCCACCACGGCCTTCCGGGAACTGATCGAGGCCCTCAAGGCCAACGGTGCCACCACGGAGGAGATCGCCCTCCTGTTCCCGAAGTACCTGGACTATCGGGAGTCCGAGGCTGGCAAGACGGCCGCCGCAGCGCAGGCCACGGAGCAGCACACCGCCTCGGTGAAGTCCAACACCGAGGCCATGGAGGACGCGGCCAAGGCCGCCGGCGAGCTGTACGACACCCGGGTTGGCCTCGTCGACGCCCAGGAGAACGTCGCCAACTCCATGTTGGCGATCCAAGACGCCGAACAGGGCGTAGTTGACGCCGAGCGCGCCGAGGCCGACGCGACGCAGGCCGTCACCGACGCCAAGGCCGCCGAGGCCGACGCCCGCCAAGGGGTGCAGGACGCGATCGCCGCCGAAGCGGAGGCACGCCGCGGGGTCCAAGACGCCATGCGCGCCGAGGCCGACGCCGCCCAGGCGGTGGTCGACGCCCAGGCCGACGTGGCCACCGCCACCCAAGACCTCGCTGACGCCCGCCGTGCCGCCACCGGCGACAGCGACGACATGCGCGATGCGCTCGAAGGCGTGGCCCGAGCCGAACAGGCCGTCGCCAACGCTGACCGGGACAGCATCGACGCCCAACGCGAACTCGACCAGGTCCGTAGCGACTACGCCCAGACGCTCGCCAACCTGTCCGACGCCGCCGGCGGGGCCGCCGATGACGTGCTGCGGGCCGAGATCGCCCTACGCCGCGCCCAGCAGGCCCGCGCCGAACTCGGCAAGGACGGCAAGCCGGTCACGGCCGACGACCGCACCGAGGCGGACATCGCGATCCGTGAAGCGCAACGCCGGCTCAACGCCGCCCGCCAGGCCGCGGCGGAAGCCCAGGCTGATCTGGAACGGAACCAGGCCAACGGGGTCGAAGGATCCGACGCCTACGCCGCCGCCCAGGATGCCGTCACGGCCGCGACGCAGGCCCAGACTGACGCCCACCACGACCTCGAGGGAGCGGTCCAGAACGTCGCCGATACGCAGACCGCCGCCGACGAAGCGGTCCAGACGGCCGAGGAGAACCTTGCGTCGGCGGTCGACGCCGTCAACGCCGCCCAACAGAAGCGGATCGACGCCCACCAGGCCGTCATCGACGCGCAGGCCAAGGTCGCCGAAGCCGCCCGTGGCGTGCGCGACGCCGAGAAGGACGTCGCCGACCGGATGGCCGACGTGGCCAAGGCGGAACAGGACCGGGTCGAAGCCGCCGACGGTGTGGTCACGGCGCGGGACAAGGTCAAGAAGGCGACCGACGACTACCGCCAGGCCGTGATCGACGCCGCCAAGGCGGAGTTCGACGCCACCGGTGACGTCGACAAGCTGACCAAGGCACTGGCCGACCAGCTGGCGGTGATGGACCCGAACAGTCCCTACTACCAGGCGGCGATGGCGTACTACAACGCCCTCCCAGTCGGCACAGGTGCGGCCACGAGCTACACGCCATCCCGGGACCCCGACGCCTACTCGGGCAACCGCAGCGGGTCGTGGGGTGCGAAGGGGCTGTTCGCCCGTGCGGTGGACGACTGGTCCGCCGACATCGTCGCCAAGAAGGCCGGTGAGGCGACCCGCACGATCACGGCCGACCTGATCGCAGCAGCGACGTTGACCCCGGCAGAGGCCCACGCTCAGGAGCTGATCCGCCGCCAACACGAGGCGGCCGTCGCAGCGATCCGGGAAGAGGCCCGCCGCCACATGGCCCAGGGAATCGACGCCTACAAGCAGTGGCTCGCCGCTCTGGCCCACCTGTTCGCCATGGTCGACCTCGACGGCCCGAACGGACACGGGCCCGCATGGGCGAAGCCTCCGCGATTCGGTGCCGCCGCCGACGGCTCGGGCACGCCGTGGGTCGCCGGAACCCCGTTCAACTGGGGTGACGAGCTCCGCAAGTTCTGGGCCGCCGGCGGCGTCACCTGGAACATGCCCGACACGGCGTGGATCAACGAGCTCCGCACCAACGGACCGGGTGAACCCTCTGGGTCGGGTGCGTCACTGGTCGTCCACTACGACCACGTGACCCGACCGGAAGAAGCCGCACGCCAGACCGCTGACCTGTGGGGCTGGGAGATGTCACAGATGGGGCGGTACTGATGCCGGCCGGGGACCTCATCACCGCCGACGGACAGTTCGAGGTCGGCGGCACCGTCTACGGCTACGGCACCACATGGGAGAACGACCCCGCCGGCTGGACCCTGTTCGGCGTCGCCGTACGCGAACGCGACCACGACCTCGCCCTCGCCGGAGGTGCCCGCCTCGTCCGGGCCACCGACGCAAAGCGGGTCTGCAACTTCCCGATCTTCACGATGACCGACGACCCCGACGACGCCTTTCCAGCCGCGCTCGCCCTCGAGTCGGCGTGGTCAGCCTCCACGGAGGAAGTCGAGATGCATTTCCGCCTACAGGGCGTGGGGCACCGCTACATGTTCGGCCACTGCCG